TACACTGTCCCCCACGTGATTAGTTAGGTCAACATCGGTTGCTCTGGTATCGATGTCCAATTGGAGTTCATCAAGGGCAGCATCCAATTCGGTTGCCACGAGATTACCAGATGCGGCTGTCGTGATTGTATTATTGGCCGCTACAATAGTCTTGGCCGTCAGAGTTTGAGTGTCGGTATCACCAATAACAACTCCCGCAGGTACAGCCTTAGCAGCACTCTCGGGAATACCCGATGCATCACGTGTAAAAAACCGATCGGCATTACCCAGTTCGGTCTTAAGTGCTGTATCAGGAAGGTCTGTTATGGTGTTATCATCACCATCAATACTCTTATTAGTTAATGTTTGAGTCGCTGCATTCCCAGTAAGTTCTTGAGTGGCGGCGTCGTTATTCGGCAAATTAACAGTTGTCGAGGCTGTATATGTTGTAGTGGAATTAGGTTGGAGGGTTATGTCCTGATCATTCTTTTGAAAGACGATGCTAACTAATTCACGCAGTTTTCCAAGTACGTCCATAAGAAGTTCCTTTTGATGGGGGAGAGGATCGGTGCCGGATTGTGGATCCGACCTGGAACCTCACCCCCCGTGAATTAAGAAGTAGTTACACCAGACTGCTCATAGAGCAATACCCAAGAACTGCCATCAAAGTAGATAACACTCTTTGATGCTGCAGCACAAGTAACACCACCAACGGATATTGTCTCAGCTGCATCTTTATTGACAACAACAACTTGCTTGTCCTCGTCAAAGGTGCCTGTAGGGAGGGTTAGAGTGACAGTACCAAGAACACCATCCTCAACAACAACTGTGTCGGGAACATATGAGATGGTACTAACCTCAGATGGAGCCAAAACCTTGACTCGCTTTTGCTTGAATGCGTCTTCGATAGTTGTTTCGTACTTACCTAGACGTCTTTTTGGGGAATAGAATCCCGCTCTTACTGTTTTCTGTGACATATTATATCCTTTTAGTGGAACACCGAGACTCCGTTATGGAGCCTCGGAGGCAATTAGCTGCCGGTTGTAAAGTTGTTTAGCTGAAGTCCAGCTGCAGGGTGACGAGAAAGCAATGTCAAGTAACCGAACATGAACTTCTGGATGTTGGGAGAATATCCATTGGCATCATTCTTGAGGAACATGTCCTGATTTCCGACCTTAACATCTTTGAAATCCTTACCGTGAAGTTCGCAAACTCCTTTTTCCTTGCTACCTTCTGGAAGTATCCAAACACGGTTACCGCGTGTGAACTCAGTTTCCATGAATGCAAGCTGATCGTTACCATGCTGGTATCCGAATCCTTTGAATCCGCGCTTGTCATCGCTGATACTAATCAATCGACGATCAGTTTCCTGTGCGTCAATGAGGGCTGTGATGGTTTCTGGAGCACTCATGCACTGCTTGTACTTGTATGTTCCTTGACCAACAGTGGTCTTCACTTTATCCATGGCCTTCTGAATGAAGCTCATGTCGAATGGTTGTCCACCGCAATCATAGTGAGTTCCGGCAGTGGCACCTCTCATTGTGATACCGTGCATGGTTCGGCCATCAGCAGCAAACAATGACTCAAGACCAGGCATAACCTCAGTCAGGTCGTTGTACTCACCACGGTCAGCAGAAGCAATTGAAAGGTCAGTCTTGGTCGGCTGATCCTTACGGTAAACGTAGGCACCGGCTGTGATCTCGCCAGCAGAAGTAGCGGCTTGACCAGCAGATTCAGCTACGTCAGTTGAAAGGTAACCTTGAACGGTCACTGTGTTGGCTTCTCTGTCCTTCTCAACTACAAGAAAGTAGTCGGCAGTGGAGAATGTTAGTTCTGTTCCGTCAGTATTGTAGAAGGAGATTGCATCACCAAACTCACAATACCGTACACCGTCACCATTAGTTGCTTCGTTTGCAAATGAGACTTTGATCTCAGATGTATTAACAACGGCAGCAGCAGTTGATGAGTGAGTTTGACCGATAACACCAGTTCCATCACCATGAAGGTCGATAGAAAGACGTCGTTTCTGTGCGATACCCTTGGAGTTAATCTCAAGAGCTAGAGGCTCGATGTACTTGTGAGGAGCACTCAAGGCTCTGTCCCAAAGGTCATATTCGAGTTCGATGGTACTGAAGACTTCGTTGAATCCAGCACTCTTCTCAGAGGCAGTAACCTGCTGTGCGGATGGGAAGCTGGCACTTGATCCCTGGGGTGACCATTGAATCGCTCTTGCACCGAGGGCAGTCTGGAGCATAAAGTTAATTGATCGGGCAGCTTCGTCACTGACCTTCTTCTTTGTGATCATTTCCCAATCGCGGAAATCCTCACTAATCTGATTTACGATACCGTCTGTGTAGACGATCTGAAGTAGTTTACCTAGATTGGCAGCTGTGTCTATCTGAGCCATGATTGGTTCCTTTAATAGTTATTGAGGTCGTATTCACCGGACAATAGCCCTGCGAAATCTCCACTCTTTAGTTTACTTGTTATTTCATCCTTCTTGGATGTCTTCGGTTCTGCGACTGCCATCTTTTGGGCTTTTGCCTTGACAGCTCCTCGCTTCGCCTTAACGGTCTTCTTGACCGCCTCTTTTGATTTTATGCTGAATGTCTTTCGGACTTGGTTACTTATACGTTCAAATGTTTCATTGACCATATCAGGAGTAACGTTATCAAAAGCACTTAGTTCTTCTCGCGCTTCGCTCCACAGCATTTTGTTCAACCGATTCTCCAGTTGGCTATCTCCAAGCTCACTATCAAAATTGTATTTGAAGAAGGCTGGGTTAGCGAGACTCGTTTGTTTGCTGTCGTTCGCTTCGCTTTCTCTACGTTCGGCTTCTTCAAGCTTGGCTTGTAGTTGCTTCTCTCGTTTCTCGACGTCCCTGATTCGCTTTTGATGATCCTGGTTAGATAGGTACATGCCCTTTTCGGACTCCGTCATACCACTGATCATGTTCTGCTCATCGGCCCATTCCTTGAACTTCTCGTTGAGATTCTTTCCGGTTACAGCTTCAAAGATCTCTTCGTCATTGTCTTTGATCCCCTCTAGGAAGTCCATTGTTTCCTTGAGTTGGTTGTAACTAGACGTGATTTCTGCTTCACTTGCCTTCAGAGCATCACGTTCAGCCTGCCATTTCCGGGCTCCTGCCGCCATGGAAAATACACGCTTGATGTTTTCACGATCATTAAAGTCAATCTTGACTTTCTTCCCGTCAGCTTTAATGTATTCGATATCATCTTCGGGAGCTGCCGCTTCCTCATCTGAGTCATCTACACTGTCACCATCTTCGTCCGCTTCTACATCGGGAGACGATTCCTCGTCTATTTCGGATTCCAGTTCCGGTGTTTCCTCATCTGCCGATGATTCTACTTCGGGTTCTGGAGCAGGCTCCTTGCCAAATAATGATCCGAGTTCCGCTTGAGCACTTTCGCTAAATTTACTGAGGTCCATTTCAGTCCTTTCATCGGTCTGTTAAGATACGATTGGGTTGGCATCTATTTGATGCGTTGATTAAGTATAACACATTTAACCGAAAAAGTCAAATGTATTCGTTGTTTTTGCACGTTGTTGTACCACTATGCTTCGGCCATTGGAGCTTGTCCGGCCGGCATTCCAGGGGGTGCTTCGGGAGCTGGTCCTGCTGCTCCGCCTGGTCCTGGGGGATTGGCACCGGCATTGGCTTCCTGACCTGTTGGAGCTCCCAGTCCACCAGCTTTCAGTTTCTCACGCTCCCTGATATGGTGCTTAATGAGTCGCTGGAGTTTGGGGGTAAGATCACGATACTCGGCTCCTTCAACATACTCGTAGCAGTAGGCGAGTCGTCCATCATGTTCCTGGAGTTCCTCGGGTGCTATATAAACATCACCTCCACCCTCAATCATCTCCTCAAAGGTTTCGATCTGACGCTCACGAGCCAAGTCGTTTATGCCAAATAGGCCATCCAATTCGTTGAGCTTAAGCATTCGGATGATTGTTTTTCCATCAATACCATACTTCTCGAAGATTGGCATGAGTTGCATGATCTCTTCTCGACGACTAGTTGGATCCAATGAAAGACTTGCACCGTATTCAACTACGATATCAAATCCACTGTCAACATCAGCACCACTAATCTCGACACTCTCAAAGGCTTTCTCCTTGCCGAGCACACGAACCACCTCGGGGATGCTCCAATTATCGCGGATCAAGTTCAGATAGCTCTTATAAACGCCCTCGACAAACTCAACATACTTATTAAAGAACAATCGACGGATCATATTACCTTGATTCGTGGCATATTGCATTGAAAAGCCGCTCGTCTCGCGAGATTGCTCACCAAACATTGATTCGTTAACACCCGCCATACTATCAATACCAGCGGTGAGGCGGTCCCGTAATGCGCTCATATCGGGAGGACTTTGTGGAGGACTCACATAATGTGGACCTTGATTGCCAGTAACCTTTATGATCACTGAACTATCGTCCGTTATACTATCATCTGCAATCTCAGAGCCCTCGGGCAACACCATTCGGAAAGCACCGTGGTTTTGTACGTTTTCGAGAGTGAGTGTGTCTAATCGGTTGACAACATCCTGGATTTCAACGTCATATTCAATAAATGACTTGCCATATACCTGATCACATACGTCAATGTCCGTGAGGATGTGGAATGGTAGCTGTGCTGTGGGGGGAGCGTCCTTATCCTCTTGAGCATCCCGAAATGCAAACGGATTCTTGCTGATTTCGCTAATAAGGGTACCATCTTCCAGGTATTCTACGTATCTGCCGGCCATTCCGTTGATTGGTAGTCCTTTTTCCCAGTAACAGAACACATATACTGGTTGTTCCTCCAGTCTGTGGCGATCCTTGAAGGCATGACGGATCTTACTGCGGCCATACTTGTCTGATTGCTCGATTATCTTCTTTGCGTGCTTTGGAAACTTCATTCTGGCTTCATCTTTGGACATCCACTTACGTTCAATAACGTATCGTACATCATCCCACTCTTTTGCGAATGGATCAAGGTATATGTCCCAAGTGGAACAGGCTTTTATACTCAACTCTCCTGTCATAGTGAACTCGCCAGTAGCTCGATCGAGTGTATCCAGACTGCCCAGCTCCTTATCCCATATAGTTTTCATCCATCCAGTACCATAAAGGAGTGCTCGACCAGCTGCTTGATCCATCCTCTTCTGCATCTTATACTTTCGAATGGCGTGTCGTACCAGGCGATCAGCTGCATCCGCTTTGCGGCGGTCGTCAGTGTCGGAACTGGTTGGCCTTACCACAACTGTTGGTGGATTGGCACTCATTTGAGCAGCAAGGAACCGGAAATTCTTGAATGTATAGTTAACAGCAATGGAATCAGGATCGTCCAGGTCAAGGAATGATGCCAGGTCGTTGATATTTACGGCTGCTCCCTCGACAGTACCCTCGGAGAGCTGTCCATCATGGTGATAAACGGTGGATTCGTTCTTTCTCCACTGCTTTTCAAACTTGGTACGGTACTCAACCACATCACGAGTGAGTGTCTTGAGGTGTCCCTTTGCAAATTTCTCATCCCATTGAAAGATCTTCATTATTTACGTTCCTTTTTTGGTTTCTTTTCGCTACCTGGGTCTGTATCAATCATCTCACGTCCGGTATCGGTTTTCTCGCGGGGAGGAAGTTCGAGTTCCCCTGCTGGAAGGAGACCATCCCAACACTCATCCTCCTGTGCATGCTTCATACTGCACTCATCACACACACTGACTCCCGATGGTCTGTCGGTGGGCATTGCGAGGGTGATATTAATCTTTATTCCACTCATTATCGTCTCCTCTTAAGTGATAGTCGGAACATAGTACGTTGTTTTAGTCGCTCCTGACGGATACCATACCATAAACCACCGAGTATTGGGACCAGAACTACCTGGCTAAGAACAAATGCTGCTATCATATTATATTCCTACGTTCGGTCTGACCTTTTTGCCATTGACCTTAAGTGTTCGTTTACGTCTTTTGCGAGTGTCAAACGCTCGAGTCCATGCTTTGTCGCTGTCACTCATCTTTGATCTCTCTTGTCTGTGATGGTGCATAATTGTTTCATCACGAGACAGGTTTTTTATCTCCTTGGGCTTGGATGGAAAGTTATCAACCATATACTGGAGAGCATCAAGGATGTGGTACTTAGTACTGCGTTTGATTCCGTTCCGATCAATGTTCCATTCCGCATCATTCATCTCACCAAACAACTCATAAAGGCGATCCCCATACTTGAGCCAGCCATCATGCATAGACTGCTGGACGTTGGTTATCAGTTCCATTTTTCGTTGAGCCTTGTTATAAACTCCCATATAGGTAATCTTTCGCTTGGCTGCCTCTTTACTGAAGCCTGCTGCTGCTGGATCGTACACTCGTCTGACGATATTATATGGTTGAATTCGCTTCTCAACTTCAATAACGGCATCGGATGGAGCTTTACCTTCCATATATCCGGCCTGTGTAACCCACCAGAACCCAGTGTCGGGATCACGAGCAGCAAGAACAAAGCCCGCCTTGCCACTAGCAGCCGGATCGGTGGCGACGATATGTGGCCAAAGGGGAGTGTATGTGGCCGGTATCTTACCAACGTGGTGTTCTTTTTCAAGACTAAACACCTTATCTTCGGCTCCCTGCCAGGCACCTTCCAGAATTGTTAGCTGCTCTTCGAGTGGGAGGTGATTGATTTTGGCTCTTTCTTCTTCTTCTCGGCCCCAATAGATAGGATTGTCCAGCTTCCCCATCTGGTATTTAATACCGATACTGGGATCGACATTATCCACCATCCCACGAATCTTCTCATTACGACTCTTGGGGGTGAAGGTAGCAATAAACTGGGCACGACGACTATCGCATCGACGGTGGAGTTCTTCAATGTATTTGTAATCACCGGGCATTTCATCAAGCCAAACAAAGTGCGCAACGTAACTCTGAACCTTTTCCGCCGCCTCCTTAGCTTTGTCGTGCGATGTGAAAAGTATAGTGTTACCATTCTCTTTATGGACAACTTCCTTGATAACTCCACCTTGTTTCTTGGGACGATGATAACTGCCTTTCGGTAAATATGGTTTGATCTTTGTATTCCAAAGCTTGTCGAGCTGATCTGTTGTACGACCTGCTACGATAATCAATAGTGGTTCATCACTCCAATCAACCCAGAAGTGCTCACATCGATCACACTGATAGTTCTCACCATTCTGTGTAAATGATTCCGACTTGCACATATTGCAGTGGGTGGCACATGGACGTTCCCAATAAGGATCTGTTTCCGTAAACATCCAAGCCGTACGACGTGCTCCAATAGTGGACTTACCACTCTGGTTACCGGCTACCACATAGATGTGGAGATTGATCCGGTCACGCAAGGGAGCTTCCTGCTTAACGCTTGGCTTACTATCGATCTTGAATGGATCAAAGCAAGTGTTACGCTTCAGGGAGTCAAGCTTATTCATTGCTGCAGCGAGCAGCTTTTTACGGTCGAGTTCGCTCAATTGTTACCAGTCCTGTACTACACGAACTTCTTCGATGGTCACACCAGCGGTAACACAACGAAGCTGTAGGGTTGTTCCAGCTGGGAATGTAGCACCAACAAGGGTAAGAACTGCCCACTCAGAGGATCCCTGATAGGATGCTAATGGTAGTGGGTTAAGCCACTCAACTCCATCAATACTCTCATATACTTCAAGACTGGTAAGGGCACCAGCACTGATCTTAACGAATACACTGACTCCTTTGTTTATATCGCCATTACGAACGATGATACTGTCAGCAATAACTGTTCCTGGTGTCTGTGCTCCAAGTCCTGTTTTAAAGCTTGTTCCTTTGTATGGCATTAGTATTCTCCAATTATTTCGGTTGGTGTGTTTGCAGTCTCGTTTATCTCAAGTTCTTTTATTCGCTTCTTGAGGACATCTCTTTTCTTGGGATCACTTTCCATAGCCAATTCCTCTTGAAGGGCTTCTAGTTCGCTACCTGCATCGAGGGCTTCACTTTCTGGGGTGTCTTCAAACTCAAGCCATTTCTTTAGCTCTCCCAGTACTCCGTCTTTCTTGTCGCTCATAATTCTATTCCTATGTCTAACATGATGGTACCAGCACTTGTCATGCCTCCACCAATAATGAATGGTCCACTAATTGTGTATGATCCATGACCATAATAATCTAGATCGCTATTGTAACCAATGCCAACCCGAAGCTTACTTGTTTGTTGAGCTTGGGTGACAGTGGATATTCTTTTTGTTTCGCTGACCAACTTCCGATCATACTCGGCCTGGATCTTTTTGCGGATCTCAGTCTCGGTAACGGTTGTTGTGTCTGTGTCTGTGTCGGTCTCCTCAGTTACGGTACCGTCCGGTGAGGTAACCTTACGAGTCTTAATGTGTTGCTTGAGGGTTTCGTTTATCCGAGAAAGGCTGGCTATCTCAGTGTGACTCTTTGCGATCACCTGCTCATACCGCTTGTTCTGGGTCTTTACGATACTCTTGTACTCACTTAATGTGACGTTACTTGAGTAGATGTTGCTTAATACGACAAATAGCCCAAGGGTAAAACCAATGAGCAAACTTGTTATACGGGGATACTGCTTAAGATATTTCATAAAGCCTTTAACGCTGTTATGATTCCGATTGTTGTACTGATAATGCCAACAATGACCGCAATCTTCTTGTAATCGGTCTTATTGGCCTTCAGACTTACTTGACCTTCGAGAAGGTCGGTACGTTTGATGTGGTATTTGAGATCACTCTCGACTCTTGCAATGGCATCACCTTGCTTATCTTGCTTATTAGAGATCGACTGAAGTAATTCAAATATCATTTCATTGTTATCCATTTTTGTTTCCCTTTGGCATCACGATGTCCTTTCGTAGGAATTGGATATACCTATAGTATATCATAGTTATTGTGTTTTGTCAAGCTTTATTTTCATATTTCGAAGAATCACCAAACACCTTCATTGTCTTCCAGATATAGAAGTATTTCTTCGTGTGTGTATTTTACAAGACCTGCTGCACAGTCGGGGTGTGCATGATCAAACTTAAGTATCGCCAAAGTCCCGTCCAATGATTTACGGTAGGTGTTCTCGTTGTTCAAGGAGCACATAATCATCATCTCTGTGACATCGTTTTCCGGTATAATTATGAAGGTCTGTTTCATGTTGGTACGTCCGTTGTGTAGTTGGTTGCGTCCATAGCTATTAATGTACAGTCCACCCTACCGACATTATCATAAATTGTGGTGGCGTCATCACCATCCCCCATTCTGTACCAGTTAGAGAGGGTTGCCGAGGTAGTTAAGGTTGTTGGATCAGTAGGCTGTCCTGCATTATATAATGCCACAATCTCTGAATCACTTAACACGGTGTCCTTCCAGACCGTAACCTCATCAATATCTCCTATAAATTTCTCCGATCCGTTTCTTAAAGACCCTATTGAGAAGTCTGTAGTTGAATTATGTAGGGAGGTCATAGGATTATTAGTTCCGGTATAGTTAATACCCTTCACACCGTCTACATAGATAGTTAATTGATTGGCAGTATTAAATGTAAATCCGACTAAATGCCATCCATTCTTTTCTATGTTAAAGTCTGAGCAGGTTAAACTTTTCGCATTAGATGTACCGTTCTCAGACAATCTGACACGCATCTGACCGCCCGCAATGTTTCCAAGAGTCCAAGCTCTCTGACCTATACCACTGTGAAAGTTTGCGGCAACCGTTCTTGTCTGTGTGTTATTTGGTACCTGTATCCAAGCGAATACGCTTAAATCATTTGTAATTGAGTTAGTATCTCCGTTAACCCACTCATCGACACCATTGAAGGATGTACTGAGTGTGTTCTCGAATCCAGAGGAACTCATCATTGTCATTGGAAAAGTAAACATTACTGGAAATCTCCAAGAAGGTTACAGTAGACGTTTGTACCATCGCTAATCCCGCTTAAGATATCGACACTACCTGGAGCAGTGCTTAATACAGGTGCCGTACCGCCTGGAAATTTAAATGCTGGGCCATATGTCAAAAGTCGTGTGCCAGTGACATCTTGTTTAATGATCCATATATATGTAGCGCCTGGCTTTAAATTAGTTGGGTTATCTAGAACCCTGTCACCTGCAAGCTCAACTTCATGTACGTTACCCTCAGCACAGTCAGTAGCAATATTGGCCGCCTCAACTAGCGTGTTGAGGTCACTATAAGCTTGGGTTTCTGTACGAATGGCATCCGCAGATACGTCTAGATAGTCAATGGTCCCATCTGTACTCTGTACTTCAAGAAGTGGAGCAGCTAAAGGAACCGTAGCGTCTCGAATTGTAAAAGCTCCTTGAGGTGTTGATAGTACTATCTCAGGATCTAATTAGAGTTCGATAAATCAAGAGCGTCTTTTCGCACAGCGACCCTAGCAATTAATAAGGCGGCATCTACAGTTGTCGCGGGTAGTATAAAGGACTCTTTACCGGCTGCATCAACGGCAGCGGCTAAATTATTGTAGACCTGCTGCCCAAAGAAGTATTGAAGGTCGCCATTAGGGAACATATAAATACGTCCAAGAGTGGCATCATTATTAGCAGGTACTGTATTTAACACTCCACCATTATCCCACTGAGTGGGGTCAATAAATTCGGAGACATTAATCAATGTCCCTGTCTGAACAGTCTGAACCAGTGAGGCGGGTGACTGAGCCGGGAGTGTTGTAGTATTGGGATCTTTAGGGTTAGTTTGCCAGTTAGACCCTCTAGAGAAAATTTTACCTGCGTTTTTATCTACACTTAAATTGGCATTCGGCACTACATCATTACCTTCGATATTAAACACACCAAAAGCTTGAAGTAGGTCAAAATATTGGGCGGTTACGTCCGCCGCGGATATGGGAGAGTTAATAGGAGATACAATAATGCCGGAGTCTTTCAAGACGCCGCCTACCGTAACAATATCGCGTCTTTGTTCAGAGGTATATACGGTAGAACTCTGTACAATATTGCCGCCGGAGTCGATACCTACAAGTCCCAGACCATCTACGCCTATATTATCCGCATCAATACCCGTAGTAGCAGGGACGGTAAACTGATTTACAATCGGAGTGCCGGGGGTAGTGGTATGGTCTACATGTACTACAATGGTTTCGGATATATCAAATTTTGTGGGATCGACATTTATTGAAATTACGCCTCCCGATAACAAGCCGGTTGATATTGCATGTCTGGCTATGTCGTCCGGCCCAGCAGGTCCCGCAGGTCCTTGTGGTCCCGTACCTCCTAACTCATTGGTAGATCGCCATTGTAGTGTGCCTGTAATTGATCTAGTTAATGCGGTGTCATTGGCGGCTTCGGTAAACCCTTTGGGGACGTGAATCTCAAGTTGATCTGTGATGTCGGAATGAATCTTTGGCATTAGCTGATGTCCCCATTATAAATTAATTGGCCGTCATTCATAACAATAACGTCATGTCCAGTTGAGTCGGTCATAAGATTGGTTGTGGTTAGTGATAACAAACTGATAGTTGCCAATTCATTTGCTGTGTGCAAGTGTCGGCTGATACCAGGATTGAATCGAGTTCCTCCTCGGTCACTGTTAAGGAAGTTCTCGTTATAGTGGTTGCTCATGTTTTTCTCCAGTATACAAATTCATCTCCATCCCAAGCCCAGGCTGGGGTATAAGGACGGAAACCACATTTGATGAGACTGTTCATCGATGCTGCATTGTCGTGGGAAGTATAGGTTATGGCGAGATCGATACCAAGAGATTTGGCATGCTCCAGTCTTTTGTTAATAAGTTTCTTTTGTATCCCGTTACCCTGTGCAGACTCTATTACACCGGCTCTACACATATACACTGTCCCCTCAAGCACTTTCATTCCACAATAGGCAACAGGAGTTCCTTTGTGAAAACCGATCCACCAAATACATTCACTCCAATCATCGATGGGATAACACTCACTAAATAGAATGCTATCCATCTGGGCAATGCTTTGATAATCTGTTGTTTGCTTAAGGGTTATTCGCAACGCTGCCACCTGCCTTTCGAATATACTCTTCGAGTGCAGCTGCATCATCGGGAATACTTTCATCAAGGAACTTGGTTTCAACTTTGTTCTTCTTTATCTTACCGGCAATTTCGATTAGCATTTTCGCGGCACTCAGTTTGTCACCATCTCGTTCGGCATGATACATCACATTACCAATAACCTCAAGAGCGGCATTAGCAAGAGCTTCTGCTT